GCACTACTCTGGATGAGATGAATGTACGTGATAAGTTTGTGTTTGTAGGAGTGAGCGCAAAAGGGGTGATGCCCCAAATAGCCACGCCAGTTGGTTTATTGTATCCGCATGAAGTACAAGCCTCTCTAGCTGAGAGTTTATTTTTTGATTCACCTCAAATTCCTGCAGCAAGTATATTATATGAATTAGTTATACTTATTGGTGTTCTACTATTAGGCGTAGTTATAATTCGTACATTACCCGTAGCGGGCACTATTGTAGGGATCGTGGGCCTTGGTTCGTTGACCGCGGTCGGTGGTTGGTATCTTATTACTTCAAATATTCTTATTGACGTAAGTTATAGCCTATTATCACTAATACTTATATCTGTACAAGAATTCTGGTTACGCTTTGGGGAACAATACAAGTTAAGACAACAGATTAAAAAACAGTTCGAACATTACCTGGACCCTGGACAAGTTGCACGACTACAAAAAGACCCAAGTTTACTTAAGCTAGGAGGGGAGAAACGTACTTGTACATTCCTGTTCACTGACGTCAGGGGGTTTACAAACCTGTCCGAGAAGTTAGATCCAGAACAAGTCACTGAAATAATGAATAAAGCTCTTACTGTGCAAGTTGAGTGTATACAAAAACATGGCGGTATGGTTGATAAGTTCATAGGAGACGCGTGTATGGCGATATTTAATGCTCCTTTAAATCTAGACAACCACGAACAACGTGCTGTGGCATGTGCTCAGGATATGCGTACGGCAATGGAGGAACTCCAGGACAAATTGCCCGAACCGATAGCAATAGGGATAGGTGTTAATACAGGTGAAGCTGTAGTAGGCAATATGGGAAGTGATACAAGATTTGATTTCAGTGCGATAGGAGATGCTGTGAATACAGCGGCACGATTAGAGAGTGCAACGAAAGAAGCAAAGGTAGATATTTTAATTGGGGAAAGCACATACAAAAAAATACCACCGAAGGTGGGCGTGAAGTTTGTACGAAACATGTATGTTAAAGGTAAGAAAAAAGCCTTAAAGGTGTATACTGTTTAACTATGGCTAGAAATTACAGACAAGAATACGATAGATATCAAGGTAGTCCAGCACAAAAGAAAAGACGAGCAATGAGAAACAAAGCACGTCGTCAAGCAATGAGAGATGGGCGTGTACGAAAAGGGGACGGACGTGATGTTCATCATCGAAATGGTAACCCAATGGATTCAAGTCCAGATAATTTACAAATACGTAGTGCTTCTTCTAACCGATCTTATGCTAGAAATAAGAAGGCAGGCAAAAAATCTAAGTACGCCTAAAAATGGCCTTTATAAAGGGCGGCAGAGCTCTTTTCTGCTACTAAGGCATACTATTAGTCCAAAAATACTAAAAAGCGCTTGGTGGCTCTGTACGGGCGTCTGACGAAGTTTCTTCTTTTTCGAGCGTTTTTATTAGTCTTTTTAGGTACCATTCAGCTTTTAGTAAGTCTTGAAGGCCTTTTTTGTTTTCATAACGCCAAACATACTTTTGAATATTACCTTTTAGGTAACCTTCAAAGGCATCCGAAGTCATACTTTCTTCAATTGCATCAATACATTCTATATTTCCACTATTGTAATGTGGGGGTGAGTTTACATAATCAGTCATTTTTTTCTCCTAGACAAAAATTAGTTAATACTTTTATAAATACTTTAAAAGGTATAGCTTCCTTATTAAATTGTTCTACCGTTATATGCGAAAGTGAAAAGTCTTCGGTTATGTACACTTGATTCCCAGATGCAAATACTACGTACGTAAAGACTCCATGATCTTTTTGGCGAGTAAGCCAAATGCGCTGCTGTTCAGATAAGTTAATTTTAATCTTAGAGCTAAGCTTTGCAGGCAAGTCTTCTTTGTACTTGTATTCGATCCAACAATGATTGGCTGGACCTGAGTAGTAAGTATCCGAAACACCTCCGTGGTAAGGATCATTGATCTTCCACTTATAAACTTCTTTAGGAAGTTGTTTATGGACTTTATTTATGAACTCCTTTTCGCGCACATAGAAAGTATAACACTAGTCCGTACATAGATGCGACAGTATATGTCGCACCTGTACGAACACTAATTCCTATATATCGAATTTAATTAATTAAGTTAGGAACTAGTTTTACTAGCAAAGCTTCTTTGAAAAAAAGCTTTAGCTGAGTTATATGCTTCTTCCTTAAGCCAACCAACATTCTTTACAGAAATATTCATGAATTTCTGTCCAGCTCTATTAGCTGTCTGTACAGAAGCAAGCTTCCATAGAGATGCAAAACGATCTCCACCCAACTTCATAATTTGAGTATTCCACTCACGTGAAACTCTTAACTTAGAAGATGAGCAATCAAACAAGAAAGGAATATCAGCGATTTCCCCAGTCTTTTCATCAACTCTTAATAGAGTATGAGTCTGAGTCTGTGTGATTTCATGGTCATCAACAACTTTACCTGCGTCTTTCAGTGCTGTAATAGCGTCTGATTCTGTAGGATAGCTGCCAACTAGACCTCCACCTTTCTCTCTTTTTACCCAAACTACGAATTCTTCTCTAAAATGGACATTAACCACATAAAGTTCCTTTCCATAGTTTTCATGTGTCACAGTGTTTATGAAGTCACCAACTTTGGCTCCTTCAATATATTCACTATGATTTTCATCCACTTCATTAGACAACTGTTGAAGCTGTTTAATTCGTGGCGTTTGTAAATGGTCTGAGGTAACATTTTCATTACCTAAACCACTGCCTTGTTTAACATGAGCAGGCAGCTCAGTAGCGACGATACTAATATCATTAGTCATAGAACGTTCTCCTTTTTTCATCGTTAATATTAAAGCGACCTAAAATTAATTCGGGTCAGCTCAGTACTCTTTACTCCAGGAATATCAACCCCCATAGCAATGAGTTCTCTATATGCAGTCGCAGACATTCGCTTCTGCATAAGTTCAAATTGTCCAGTCTCCTTTAAGTATTCAAAAAATTGATCCCAATCTTCTACAGTTGGTACAACTTCTGCTTTTAAAGAAAGCGTACAGACATCATTTGATACTTTATCAATCCCTTCTTGCTGTAATTTAATAGCAATCTGAGATTCAAGTTCTCGTTGTTTCATTTTTAGATCTTTTTCTTGTGCTTGCACATCCCTAATAATGGCACGTGTAGCATGAAGTTCAGTTAAAAGATCACTAGTTTTTATTTCAATTGACTGTTGGTCCATTTTTTTCCTCCTTTTTTCGGTTAAATGTTTCAATAATCATATCTTCAGCGCCTTCATTATCTGGAGCGCATTCATAAGATTGTTCCATAAAATAATCAAGAGCTACATGAATAGTATGAGCAACTGGTAGTTTAGTTAAAGCAGCAAGAGCCATAACTCCATGTAAAGCACTATAAAGTGCGTCATGTGCTATTTCTTCTTGTGTTAAATCTGTATCACAAGAATCGCATTTAATTTCTTTAGTCATTTTTTTCCTCCATTATTTTTATACGCAATCCACTAGTGGAAAAGGAATGTTTTCTACTAGTGTAATGCAAAGGTATAGATAGATAATCACCTGTAAAGCTTCTGTCTTTATAGTCTTCTCCAATAAATCTAATATCTATTGAAGTTGATTGTAATAAGTCTTCTAAACTTTGTTCAGTATCATAAGGAATAATTTCATTTATGTACTTAATTGCGTCTAGTTGTATATACCTTTCATACATAGATTGAACTGGTATATTTTTATTTGGCCTATCTAAATTAGGATTGGTCTGCAATCCCACAATAAGATAATCACAATGTTTTTTTGTTTCTTTAAACATAACTACATGCCCAGCATGCAATAAATCAAAAGCTCCACATGTAAACCCTATTTTCATTTTTATCTTATCTCCGTAAGAATATTTAATAAGTTTTCCATTTTTCCTAATTTACCGTTTAGCTTTTTATATACGTGCGGTTCCCAGGTATCCCTAGCTTGTATAAGTATAGTTTCGGTTTTTTCTGTTTGACCTGCTCTATAAATACGTTGATTAAATTGTTGAAAATGTTCAGCGTTATATGTAGGTGAACACCAAATAGTGGTTGTTGCTTTCGTTAAAGTTAAACCATGTGAAGCAGACTGGGGATGGCAAAATAGAACACGAAAATGCCCTGCTTGAAATCGTGCGACTATATCTTTTCTCTTCTCAGCAGGGACCGAACCATCGATAACTTCGTACGAAATTCCCTCTTTTTCAGCAAGTGCGCATAAGGCTTCTCTTTCATGTTTCCAATTAAAGGCTACCAGGGAATGTGCACGTTGTGAAACAAGAGTCATTACAATGTCATACCTTTCTTGGTGGATGAAGTTAACATTGCTTTCCTCGTCGTACACTGCCCCGGTAACAAGCTGTAGCAGCTTTTTAACTCGTGCTCCAGCATTAACTGCGTTAACAGTACCAGATTTTGTATATAAAACTGATTCGTCTGCAAGAAGCTCGTACTGTTTTTGTACTTTAGGAGTTAAGCTAGTATTTACTGTTCGTACAATATTATCTGGTAGATCTATACATTCAGATAATGCATAACGTATAGAAATATCAGAGAGTTTATTAGCTACAGCTTCTTCTATACCTGGTTTATCAATCCATTCATTTGCAAACCCATTAAACTTAGGTGTGCATACTTGATGACGAAATGAATAAAAACGTGTACCGAGACGAGCCCCGCCGTCCACTAGGAACACGGGGTGCCAGATATCTAGAATAGTATTACTATTAGGAGTACCAGACATGGCAACCCTATTAGTAAAGCATGGGATAATTTGTTTAAGATTTTTGGATCTTTTTGCTTCTCTATTTTTAAAAGCGGTAAACTCGTCAATGACGATTGTAGTAAACCCACTAAGTAAGTGTGGATTTTTTTGTAAAAAGTTAACGGCTTCGAAATTAGTAATGACCATTTCGATTTGATCATCTTCAAATATTTGTTTTCTGTTTTTGGCATAAGCTACTCCATATTTAATACCAGGTTGAAACTTGTTTATGTCTTCAACCCACGCCGCTTCTAAGATAGAAAGTGGCGCTAAGACTAATGTCTTACCTCCAAGTATAGCATGTGCGTCTAAGACTGCACGTGTTTTACCAGTACCTGGGTCAGATGTTACTAAACATCTAGGGTTAGATACAATGAAATCTGTGGTTGTTTGTTGATGCGCATAAGGCGCAGGGATGCTATTCATCTCGTTCATGTTTCATTCTCCGTCGATCAGTATTTTG